CATCGACGCCTGCTGCACACTACAGCCATCCACGCCCGCCGAACATAAGGGGCACGAGCTGGTGATGGGTGTTGATTGGGGCAAGGTCAACGACTGGACAGCAGCAAGCGTCGGCTGCCGCAACTGCAAGCAGGAGGTCGCGCTCGATCGCTTCCACGGCATCGAATACCGCCTGGCCCGGCAGCGATTGGCAGAGACGGCTAAGAAGTGGGGCGTCTACGACATCCTGGCCGAGAGCAATGCAATGGGAACGCCCATCATCGAAGAGATGCAGTATGCCGGCCTGCCGGTGCGTTCGTTCGATACCACGGCAAGCAGCAAGCCGCCGTTGATTGAGAACCTGGCGCTGAGCCTGGAGCGGGAAGAGGTGCATTTCCTTGACGACCCGGTGGCAACGGCTGAACTGGAGGCCTACGAGATGCGCGCCAGTGCCAACACGGGTCGGCCTGTCTACTCGGCACCCGAGGGGGTCCACGATGATACGGTGATGGCCCGGGCGCTGATGGCGAATGCACTACAGTTACGAGGGTCTTGGATGACACTCTTATGAGACAGACGTACAAAGCGGCGATCGCGGGTGGGGTGTACGGGGCCAAGGCACTGACGCTCGGCGACATGGACGAGTTCATGGACTGGGCCATTGACGCGGGCGACGGGACCAAGCCGCAAGACCTCTACGCTGCCGTCGCCTGGACGTTCTGGTGCGTGAATCTGAGGGCAAACAATGTTTCGCAAATCCCTTATGGCGTGTACAGCCTGGCCCTACCCGAAGGAGACGAGGACGAGGACAACGAAGAGGAGTGGCCGTTCGACCTGGCGCCGCTGCTCTGGGATGTAGAGGCGTGGCTGTCGCTCAAGGCGGCGGCCTACGTGTTCAAGCGGCTCGGGCGGCGATCGCAGCAGTTGGCGAAACTGCAGGTGCTCAACGCCAACACCATGCGGGTGCTCAAGTATGACGATGACGGGCCGACTGTATTCCGCCAGAAGGTGGGTGTCAGGGAGCGCGATTACCCGGCCGAGCAGATCGTCTACTTCCGCGCGTTCAGCCCGATTACTGATATCGGTCCAGGCACCAGCGCGGGCGAGGTGGGGCAAAAGCCGGCAGAGCTGATCAAGAATGCCAATGAGTTCGTGGCGGCATTCTTTGAGAACGGCGCGATTCCGGCGGTGCTGCTGAGCACTGAGGGACCAGTACCGGAGGGCGAACGAGAGCGCATCAAGGCAGTCTGGAACAATGTGCTTAAGGGCGTCGCAAAGCTGTTTCGCACGATCGTGCTGACGCATGGCCTAACAGCACAGGTTATCGGGCAGCCGGTTAAAGACCTGGTCATACCGGCCCTGGAGAGCACCAAGCGCGAGCAGATCCTTGCCGCACACAACATCCCACCCGGGCTGGCCGAGGCCAAGACCAACAGGGCCGAGCGGGACGCATTGCAGTATGAGTTGTGGACGCAATCGCTCATTCCCTGGGTCCGCACGCGCATACAGCCGGTGCTCAACGACCAGTTGTTCAACGAGCTGGGCCTGCGGGTGCTGTTCAAGACTAACGAAATTGAGGCGGTCCAGAAAGAGGAGATCGCCAAGGCTGAGGCTGCCGCGTTCTTTATGAATGGCGTGATGCTGCCGATGTACAACGCGAACACGGCGAGTGTGGACGAGGTGCGGCGTGTGGGCAGCACCATCCTCGAGATGGCCGACCTGCCACCACTGGACGACAAGTTCACGCCAGAGACGCGCCTTGCCCCGCAGCCGTTCGGTGGGCCACAGCAGCAAGAAGGGCCAGGGACACAGCAGCCGGCAGGCGAGAGAATTGATGCACGCACCCGCCCAAAAGCGCTGGCCCCGGAATGGGGCCACCACCGGATCTCTTTGCCGAGCTGAGCCGGTGGAAGGCAAAGGCCATCCAGCGCGGCAAGGTCACGCACTTTAACAGCGACATCATCCCAGACTGGCTCAACGCCGAGGTCGTGGCAGCGCAGGAGGCCGTGGGCGTCGAGGGCGCATTCTCGTTCCTGAAGCAGACGCCCTTGGATGTGCGCATGGCAGCGGAGCGGCGCATCAAGCGCAAGATCCAAGCCATCCTAAAGGAACGCCAGGCGCAGGCAGCGCGGGCGATCGAGCAGGGCGAGCAGTTCGACTATGAGGGCCTGGCTGATGAGCTGCGCGCCGCTGTGCAGCCCGAGCTATCTTCGCTGATGGTGGACAATGCCCTGCGGCTGTCGGTCGAGGTCGGCATTGGCTTCGACCCGGCGATCATCAACACTGAGGCGCTGCGCTGGGCGAGGGAGTACAGCTATGACCTCGTGCGTGGGCTGACCGACACGACACGCCGCCAGTTACAGGAGGCGGTGACATCCTTCGTGCAGACGCCGGGGATGACCATTGGGGACATCGAGTCGCTGATCGGGCCCGCCTTTGGCCCGGTGCGCGCCGAGATGATTGCGGTCACGGAGACGACGCGGGCCTACTCGATGGCGACGAACGAGATGGCGGAGCTCCTGCGGGCAGAGACACCCGAGCTGGCCGTGACCAAAGTCTGGAACACGATGATGGACGAGTATGTGTGCCAGATATGCGGTCCTATCGAGGGCGCGCCAGAAGAGGTGTGGGCGCAGGACTTCCCGAGTGGCCCACCGGCGCACGTGAACTGTAGATGCAGCACATCGATCAGCTTCGGCACTGAGGAGCAGATTGGGGCGGGATTCGCGCAACGCCAGGCAGGGCGGGAGGCGTGGTTGAGGGAGCAGGGACTATTATGAGTGAGGACATCGACACCAGCAGCCTCGACAAGCTGCAGCGTGCGCTCAACGAACTGTGCGGCCCGGCACTGACCCGCTTCAAGGGGCGGGCGACTTACTATGTAGCTGTCGCCATCAAGGCCATCATCCAGCCCTACAAGGGGCAGCACAAGCCCGTTATCTGGGCGAGCGAGAAGCAGCGGCGCTGGTATCACTGGGCGAGGCGCAAGGCGGGGCTGCCGCTTGAGTACAAGCGTGGCAGCGACCCGTGGAGCCAGAACGTGCAGAAGTCGTGGACCATTGCCCGGCGCCCGACTGAAGCCACGCTGGGCAACCGGGCGACGTATGCCGCCTATGTAGCATCCGACCAATACCAGACGGCACAGCACAAGGCGAGTAGGTTCACGACCGACAGGCAGGCGGCGGAGGAAGCGGTGAACAGTGGCATCGTCAAGCGCATCGTGGATGCACACATTGCGACCATCGTGCGTGAGGCGTTCAGAGGGTTATGATGACTGCGCGCTGTTGTGAACCGTTGAATCGGACGACGACTGAGGTGCGCCTACAGGAAGCCGAGGAGACGATCGCCCTCTTGCAGGAGTTGTTGACTAGTGAGTGGATGTCAACTTGGGCGCTCTGTCACATTGGCCGTGCCGTCATCGGGTTTCACTATATGGAGCACAAGGGCAAGGAACAGCCGTGACCGCCGACTATGAGTTCTGGCTACAGTTTCGCCAAGCACTGCTGATGATGGTGGACATCATCGAGCGGTTCAAGCTGCCGGAGCTGCCGAGAACGAGCAAGCTGAGGGAAGAGGCGAAGAGGCAACCCTGAAGGGAGTGCTGAGATGGTGGTGCTAACGGCTGAGAAGAACCCGCATACCGACTTGTGGTTGAATGGGCGCAACGTGTCCATTTGGACCGTCCAATGTAGGGTGCCCGCCAAGCCGGGGCGCATTGGCTGGGGGTGGGCTGACATGCTGGTAGGCCACAAAGACGGTAGCTGCATCATCGGCCACGCCGACGCCAGCGGCAACATAGTCACCCGCCGCAAGTACGGCTTTGTGAAGTGGATGCCGACGAACTAGCAACCCTGAGAGGAGTGCTGAGATGGCGAAAATTGAACGGTTAAGCTGGGCATGGGCTGAACACGTCTTTCTTGACCCAGACAGATTTCCCGATGATGAAAGTTCGATGATTCGGGCCAAGTACCGAGTCGGGGGTCAGGATGAAGTGCTCATCGTTTTGGCGCACTGGTCAGAACCCATGCGGGACGCGACAGTTGAGGCAATGATGCTTAAGAAAATGGATGAAGAGGCACAGTGGGCCGCCGACCATCCAAATGAAGGGATACACGGGCATCTAGTCTGCGACTGACAACCTAACTGGCAGTCTACACCGTAGAACGCCGCTAACTCTGCGTGAGCGCAACACAGCCACGCGGGATAGCGGCGTTTGCGTTTTGGGAGGGCAACATGCCGAATCCGGCAGAGTACGACAACCAAAAGGACTGGATGGCCGCCTGCGTGCCGACGCATAAGGACGAGGGCGACAAGCAGGATGAGGCAGTCGCCACATGCCTGTCCATCTGGCGCAAGCACACAGGAGAACCAGAGCCGGAGGGCAAGAACGCGCTTAAGGCCATCTCGCGCACCGACGACGAGCTGCGGGTAGGAAACTACATCGTCCTATTCGGCGGGCGCGACCTGGAGGGCGTCGGCAGCGAGAACGTCAATGCTGACGGCAGCAAGGGTGAGTATTTCACGGCTGACACCGATTTGTCCAGTTCGTACACAAAGGCGGGCGCGCTCTATGAGGATTGGGAGCACGCACAAGCCGAAGCCGGAGATGAATTGCTTGGCGTGGTGGATTGGAAAACAGCCAAGGTGGACGACAAGGGCGTGTTTGTCGAACGTGTGCTACAGAGGCGCAATCAGTATGTGCGATGGCTCGAGGAGCTGGGGTGGTTTGAAGACGGCACGCTTGGCACCAGCTCACACGCCGACCCCAAGGGTGTAGTAAAGCGTGCAGATGGCGAGATCGTGCGGTGGCCCTTGTTCCGTGACACGATCACTGTCAACCCGATGGAGCCCCGCATGTTGAGCGACAATCAGTTACGAGCGTTCAAGGCGCTGGGCATTCCGGTGCCTGACGATACAGCAAACGACTCGACACCTCCAGAGGCAGAGCCAGAGGCCGAAGCGAACCAGAGTTCGACGTCGGCGGCGTCTGCGGCGGGGCAGGGGCGGATGCGCATGCAACAACTCAAAAACAGACTGACTATGGAGGGATAGCAATGAACATCGAACAGATGAAGGCGCTGGCCGACGCCAAGGCACAGGAAGCCTTCGACGCTTGGGGCGCGGATCCTCTCGACGAGGCAGCGGCCAAGGTGCTCGATGCCGAGGCTGTGAAGCTCGGCGAACGGCTGGAGCGCATGAAGGCGCTGCTGACCATCAAGGCATCGGCAGCAGCCGACAAGCCAGAACCGGGCGGCATCGTGGTTGTCGAAGACGAGACCGACAAGGCGGCCAAGGTCAAAAAGTGGGGCTTCGGCGAGTTCCTTCAGGCCGTCGCCAATGATGACATGAGCGTCCGGCCCTATCGGTCGAGCGAGCTGGAAGCGGGCGCCTACGACATGAGTAAGGCGCTCGGCCCCGAGATGGTTGGCAGCCTCTATGCTGCCAAGACCGCATCGTGGCAGAAGCAGACCGGGCTGAGCGAGGGCGTCCCGGCAGACGGCGGGTTCCTGGTCGGCGTGCAGCAGAGCTTCAACATCCTGAGCCGCGTCTATCAGGTCGGCCAACTGCTCCAGCGCGTGGATATGGTGCCGATCAGTGGCAACAACAACGGGATGGCCTTCCTCGCGGATGCCGAGTCGGCCCGTGCGGACGGGCACCGTCGCGGCGGCGTGCGATACTACTGGGCCGCAGAGGCGGCAGCCAAGACGCCATCGCACCCGACCTTCCGGCGCATGGAGATGGCGCTCAACAAGATCATCGGCCTGGTCTATGCCACCGATGAGCTGTTGCAGGACGCCACGGCGCTGGAAGCGTACATCATGAACATCCTGCCGGAAGAGCTGCGCTTCGGCGTCGAGGATGCGATCGTGCGCGGCGTGGGTGGAGGGATGCCGCAGGGCTTCCTCACCTCACCGTGTCTCGTTACGCAGCCGGCAGAGGTGGGGCAGGCGGCGGATACCGTCGTCTCCGAGAACGTGATCGGCATGTGGTCGCGGCGCTGGGTGGGAGCCAGGGATTACGTCTGGCTCGTCAACCAGGACGTGACGCCGCAGTTGCACCAGATGAACCTGGGCGTGGGCGCCGGCGGGGCGCTGACTTTCTTGCCGCCGGGTGGGCTGTCGGGGCTTCCATACGCAACGCTGTACTCGCGGCCCGTGCTGGAGGTCGAGTATGCCGACACCGTGGGCGACGTGGGGGACATCTGCCTCGTCGCTTTGAGCGAGTATCAGATGATCGAAAAGGGCGGGATGCAGTCGGCCAGCTCGATCCACGTCCGGTTCCTCAACGACGAGACGGTGTTCCGGTTCGTCTACCGCGTCGATGGGCAGCCGAAGTGGAACCTGCCGCTGACGCCGATCTACAGCGCGCTCACGCAGTCGCCGTTCGTCGTCTTGGCGGCAAGGTAAGGAGATAACCAATGTTCATTCTCGATCAACTTCACGTAGTGCCGGGGATCTACCCGGTAGCGGACTTCATGGCCGGCACCGTCCAGACTGACATCGTGAGATGCCAGTCGGCGGTCGGCGTCCGGTTCTTGATCTTCCGTGGCGACGCTACGGCGGGGACCGAGACGGGCACAGTGACCGTGGAAGCGTGCGATACGGTGGGCCCAGGCACGGCAACCGCCGTCGCGTTCCAGTATCGGATCAGCACCACCCCCGACATCTGGGGCGCGTGGACACAGGCGCTCGCGGCGGGCTTCACGATGACCGCCGGGGACAACCAGGTCTATGACGTGTTCGTCCCTGCGGCCAACTGCGCCGCGCTGGGCTTCGGCTACTGCCGCTTGCAGATCGTCGAGGTCATCAACGACCCCGTGGCCGGCTGTATCCTGATCGAAGTGGTGCAGCCGCGTTACCAGCCCGTGCCGGCAACGCTGTTGACCTAGTTGTATTCGCTTGGGGGGCGGGCGCAATCCTGGCCCGCCTCCTCTATGGCCCAACAATGGTTAAAACCCAGGATGGGCAAGGAGAATAGCAATGGCAGGAAGTGCAACACAAAGAACGGCGCTGTTCAGCCGCCAGCAACCAGGCGGGTTCTGGAACACCGCCGATATCAAGGATCAACCGAACAACATCTGGGTCGTGGGCAGCACGGCGACACACGCCGCCGACGCAGCAGGCAACGGGCGCAACCCTGATCGGCCCTTTGCCACGCTCGACTATGCCGTATCCCATCCCCTGGTCGCTGTGGGCGATACCATCTACCTGCTGCCTGGGCACGCCGAGAACCTGGCGCTGGACAGCACGGTAGACGTGGACGTGTCGAACTTGCAGATCATCGGGCTGGGCTGGGGTGGCTGCCGTCCCACCTTCACCGCGACCGCAATCGCTGGCGACTTCAAGCTGGCGGCGTCGTGTGGCATCTTGCAGAACGTCCTCTTCCTGGGCGGCATAGATGCTACGACCGGCATCCTAGAAGTAAGCTCGGCTGACTGGCAGATCCTCAACTGTGAGTACCGCGACAGCGTAGGGGAGGCGACCGACGCGCTGATCACGGTGGATGGCGCGGATCGGCTGTTGATCGACGGCTGGAAGCACATCGGTGCGGCGGCGGCGGGTGCCAACTCCGCCATCGCCCTCGACGGCAGCGATGATTGTATCATCCGCAACTTCAACCTTTATGGAAACTTTGCGGTGGGTGCCATCGACTTCCGTACCACGGCAAGCGCACGGGCGCAGATTTACGGCGGCGCGTACAACAGCAAGATTTGGACGGCAAACGCCGCAGATATCGCCATCGTGGACACGATCACAACGTCCACCGGCTTTATCGGTCCGAACATCGACATCATGCTCGCCGACAACGCGGCGAACATCACCGAGGCGTGCACTGGCGCGACGTTCCAGTACGTGCAGCCGATCAATATCTGCAACCTGGCTGGCGAGAGCACGCTGTTCACCAACATCACCGCGAGCACGGACTAGGAGGAATGACAATGGGCGTGACACAAGAGGCAATTCACAACGCGCTCGTCTTCCGAGATAGCGTGTACTCGCACCGGTGGTATGACGCAATCGGCGGACCTGTGACCAAGTACGTTCAGGACTTCCAGGGATACCCGGTGGACAACACCACCTTCGCGCCGACCGAGTTCGTGAGGACGATTGTCGGGGCATCGACGTCGGTCCCCACGGACATCGCCGGCGGGGCGATGCTGCTCACCACCGCGGGCGCGGAGGACGATGGCGTCAAGTTGCAGCTCGGCAGCACGGCAGGCGAGAGCATCACCTTCGCCGGTCAGTATCCGTGCTACTTTGGCTGTAGCTTTGCCATCAGCGACGTGGACCAGAGCGACGTGCTGGTTGGGGTGTGCGTCACCGACACCGCCTGCCTGGACGCCGTGACCGACGGGATCTACTTCCGCAGCATCGACGAGAGCGCGCTCCTCTACTTCGTGACCGAGCACGGCAGCGTCGAGGGCGTGACGGCGGTGGCGACGCTGCAGGACGCGGCGTACATCACCGTCGAGTGGTACTTCGACGGCACGACCGTGTATCACTACGTCAACGGCGTGGCGACGGGTTCGGTTGCGGCGACAGACGCGACGTTCCCGCACGATCAGCTCATGAGGTTGACCATCGAGTTCCTCACGGGCGCGGCAGCGACGCCTACCTGCACCATCCGGTGGGTGCGGCTGATCCAGATCCAAGAGTAACCTATCGGGGCGGGTGCCTGTGACCCGCCCCCTTGGAAGGGGCTGCATGGCGAGACCAAACGATCACCTGGGCGATCTGGTCGAAGTCGGGCGAACGGTAGAGGTCATCTCCTACTGTGATGAGTGGGTGACGGCCATCGACGCAGTACTCGACGGGACGCTGGTCTATGCCAACTCGTCGGCCTACGACATCACCTCGACCACCGGGGCGTGGGTGTGCATCTACATCGACTCTGCCGGCGCACCGACCAACGTGCGAGTGCTGGCACAGTTCTCGCACAACGGGACGACGTGGTGGGACTTTGAAGAGGGGCTGTGGGCGTCGATGTTCTGGGAAGACGCCGACACGGCAGCGGGGATCCACAAGACGTACCTGCTGCCCTGCGGTGGGCAAGACTTGCTGCGCTTCGGCACCGTCGCCACGGGTACGGGCCAGGGCGCCGAGTTCGCCGTGCGGGTGCTGTTTCGCCCCTTCCGTGGCGCCTATGGGATGGCACACGCATGACGCTGGGCACGGTGATCCGCGACTTTGCCGGCCCCGGCGGCAACCCGATGGGCCTTGCCTGGGACGGGCGGAAGCTGTGGGTCTCGGATGCCGGCACGACGATGATCTACCAGGTCGACCCGGTGACCGGCACGCCGATCCGTTCCTTCGCCACGGCCATAGTGGAAGACGGCCTGACCTGGGACGGGCGGACACTGTGGGGGGTGAACTGGAAGGTTCCGGCCCTGCGGCAGTACGACCCGGTGACGGGCACGCTGATCCAGACACTTGCCATCGACGTGAACACGCCAGTCGGCGTGACCTGGGACGGGCGCTGGTTCTGGATAACGGACACCATGTGGTGGACAATCTGCCAGGTCAGCCCGCAGACGGGGAGCGTGGGGGTCTGGTTCGGCTCGTATGGCCAGTCACCCGGCGATCTGTGCTGGGACGGGGCGCACCTCTGGCACTCTGACTATGATGTGGAGATACTGTGCCAGCTCGAGCCGCTCACGGGCCAGATGGTCCGCTGGTTCAACTCACCGGCCACCGACCCGCTCGGCCTCGCCTGGGATGGCCGAACGCTGTGGCTGTGCGATGACGTGGCAAACCGGATCTACCAGATCGCCATCAACTGATGAATTAGGAGACGAACATGGCACTACGAGTAGACGACGTTGCAGAAGTCATCCTGCCCATCGACACGGCGGCCTACGCTGCCGGCGACCTGATGTCGCTGGCGACGGAGGTGGAGCGCGTGTGCGTGGAGAACCACCCGTCGTACATCGTCAGCCTGACCGTGCTCGACTACGACGACCAGGGCGGGGATATCGACCTGCTGGTCTTTCGCACCCATCCCGGTGTCCTGGGCGTGGTCAACGCGCCGATCGCGATCACGAACGCGCAGGCGCAGGAGATCCTGTGCTGCGTGTTGGTGAGGGCGGCTGACTATATCGACCTCGGCGCGCAGCGGCTCGCGCAGCCTGAGTTCTATGCACGCAAGGTGCGGCCCGCAGATGGGCAGACGTCGCTCTGGGTGGCGGCGGTCTGCCGGACCGGGCAGGTCACCTATCCCAGCGGCAGGCTGCTGCTCAAGGTCGGCACCGTCAAGGAAGAGTAGCCATGCGTCGAATGATCCGGAATCTGGCAGTGCTGTTCCCGCATGGGGTCATCCGTTGGCTGCTGCGCGACGAGTTCTCTGACACGCTTGCCGCTGGCGCGGTGAACGGCACGCCTGCCACGCCCGGGCCGGGGACGCGGGTAGTGGTAGATACGGGGAACAAAGTATCCATCAGTGGCGGGGAATACGTATTCGCGGGGACGTCTGTAACGCCGTGGGCAGATCCGCGCATCTATTATGATGCAGTTGTCCGTGTTGCTGGACGACTGATGGTGACGCGCTTCATAGTACCGACGGCGGTCGGTGATGGCGCAATCCTGGGATTTCGTAGTGCCACTGCCGGAGGAGCAGCGAACATGCAAGCCGGCTTGTATCTCACCGGAACTCTCTGGAGTTGGTGGGGAGCAACAGGGGCACAGGTTGGACTGTTCTCAGCGGACACGTATTACGTCATCGTGACTGTTTTGCGGGCGACCGGCGCATATCATTTCATCAGGGGTGGCGCATTCACAGATTGGACGCTGCTCTGGATCTCTAGCATCGGCAACACGGCGACGCTATATCCAGCCTTCGATCATAGCAACAAGGCGATGCGAGCCGACCGCAGACGCATTCCCGTCGAGACCTGGCTCCCCACGCCTGCCGCGTTTGATAGTTTCTCACGGGCGGATGGTGCCCTGGGCAGCAGCGAGATATGGGGGCCGGACAATCAGATCGTAACGGCGCGGGTATGGAATAACCGCGTTGGCACGACGCTAGTGGCCACCGGCGTAGCGCAGGCATCAGCACTGGTAGGCGGCATTGCCATCGCCACAGTGAACACGGGAACGGTGAACGCCATCACCAGCGCAACACTGACGCGCGCAGGCAATGAGGTCGGCGTAGTGCTGCGGTACGTGGATGCTGACAACTACATCCGCGCCATCCACGACGGCACGAACTGCAAGTTGGTGAAGCGCGTGGCGGCGGCGGAGACGGACGTGATCAGCGCGGTTGCGGCGCTGGGCGCGGGCGCGATTCGGGTTATCCCTGACGGGACGACCTTCATGCTCTATCTGAACAACGCACAGGTCGGGGCCACATCTACCATCAACGACGCGGCGTTGCAGACTGGGACGGAGCAGGGGTTGTACAGTACTAACTTGGGGAATACACAGGATCTCCTCTCGATCTTTGCACGCGGGTCAAACGGCGAATATGCGGCACTGAATAGGTGGAGCTTCTAGATGCCAAAGGCATTCGCTCTCATACGCATGAACGATGGCAGGCCCGACCTCCCCGCAGCAGCACAGGGCCGCGTGAATTGGACGCTCTGCGACCGCATCGGCAATACGGGCTGGGGCGCATATCTCGTGGCCGCCACGGGGCCGGATCTCAAGGCACTGGACGAACAGTGGAACGGCTTCATTGGTATCGTCGCCGTGACCGAGGGCGGGGACAACGTGCACTGGGGCGAGCTGGAGAACCCGTGCGCCGATGCTGTGCGGGCGCGGCTCAACACGTGGCTGGCAGCACACGGCTATCGGACCATACCCGAGCAGTGGACCAACCGCCAGGTGGTGCGCGAGATTTACGAGCGGGCCAACGCGCGTTTCGACTTCCGCGCCATCGACATCATGGACGTGGCATAGGAGCACGGCATGGCATACATCACCATAGCGGAACTGCGCGACTACCTCGATCTGGAGGACACCGACACCTACACGCCGGCCTTCGGGGCCGACACGCTGACCCTGGCCAGCGTCCCGTTCCGCAACACCCTCAAAACGGGGACAGCGGTCACGGTAGCCTCGACGGCCGCCGACCCGCCTGCGCCGCTGGTCGAGGGGACGGTCTATTACGTCATCCTCGGCGCCGACCAGGTGATCCAGTTCGCCGCCACCAGCGCACTTGCTGCCGTGCCCACGCCCATCGTCCTGACCGACGACGGCACCGGCACGCACACCATCACCCGAGAGGACGCGGACACAGTTCTGCTCACCGACGCGATCAGCGCGGCGCAGACCTATATCGAGTCGCAGACCAACCGCACCTTTGAGGCGACGGTGGCGACCCGCTACTACGAGCGGCCCGCGCTGAACGACGACGATCACACACTGCTAGACGTGCTTGATAACGACCTGCTGAC